GTACTCTTCAAGTGGCACACCAAGTTTTTTTGCAATAGCTACCTGTGAGGGTGTGAGTTTCACAGTGCGGCGCCCTGATGGCGATGTTCTTACAGCCGAAGCAACTCTTTGCTTTGGTTTGTTTACATCCCCTCCAGTTGAAAACTGTTGGGGAAACTCTTTTCGAATTCTTGAATCAACTTCATTATAATACTCATCTGACGTTGGGTCAAATCCTTCTTGTATTAAATTCTCATGTATATCATATGCCATGTAAGTCATAGCTCTATTTGTACCAAACCAATCATTTTTTTCTTTCCAAGCCTCTGCTTTAGGGTCAATAGGTGCCTGTTGTGGTTGTTGTTGATTAATTTGTTGTTCAACGCTACCGCCTTCATCAACCTTTTGTACCTCTAATTTTTTAGCTTCATTTTTCTGTTTTGATACTTTTAACCTTTCTTCTTCAATTGTAAGTCTAGCAATTTCTTGTTGAGCTGCTACTTGTTTCTCAACATCTTGCGCATTAACTGCAGCTTCAAATGCTCTTTTTGCAAATTCTTTTTGATTAGTTAAAGATTTTTCTCTCTCTGTTAAATACAGCTCAGATTGATTTTGATTGCTTGTTTGCAAAGAATCCATCTTACCTTTAACTTGTTTTGCATAGTCTATAGCTGCTTGTTCACGTCTTTCAGCTTCACGCATTTTACGTGTTAATTTATCTATTCTTCTTTTTACATTGTCAGAATATTCTTCAAGCTGTTTATCTTTTTCCTCCTCTTGAGGTGTTGTTTCTTCTACAACAGGAGCCTGTTCTTCTACTTTAACTTCTGAATCGGTCTGCTGTTTATCATCTTCTTTTACTTCTATTTCGACTGGATCGCCCGAGGTATCTATCGGAACCATCTTGTCTTGCTCTGATTGCACTGTTGGTTGCATGGTCTCCTCCACGTTACATTATGTTAGCTGGCAAAATATCTCGAGGATCATCAACAACAGCCAGTATTTCATCGTCATTAATTATCCTTAGCTCACCACCATCAATACGAATACGAGATCCAGCATATCTAGTAATGAGAACCCAATCACCCTCTTTACACCAAGGACCACTAGGAAACTTTTCTTTATCTTTGTAACATTCAGGCCCCATTTTTAGAACCTTACAAATATTTGTTGTTACCTGTGATTCTGTAACTGTATCGTCAGTTAGCAAAACGCCACCTTTTGTTTTACCTTGTAATTTCAGTGGGAATAATACCATTCTCCAACCAGATGGTTGTGGTATTTTTTCTACTTCATTTTTCTTTTTCTCCGCTTGTGCGCCGTCCCATACATGTTTTGGCACTATTAGTTTTGGTTTAGTCATCTTCTAGCTCCGTTTTCTTAAGCAGGTCCGTGAGTTCCTGTTCTTCTTGTTTTAACGCTGCAAGTTTACCTGTGAGATATTTGTAGTCATCCCATGTTTTGCAAAGTCCACTTAATATAGACTCTTCTACTTGCTTTTGTCTAGCAATTAAATCTTTTTTATATCCTGTAAAGAAGTTTTCTAGCCGCATGATTTCATAAGGTCAGCTAATTTTTTACAACGATTTGGTGTTTGTTTATTCCATCTAGAGTCAAGCATTTCATAACTTGCTCCTATAAAATTAGCTTCCTGCAGGGCTTTCCACATATTCTTAAACTTAGATACCCCTGATTGTCCAAGTTGAAAGCACATCTCCGATAAGACGTGTTGAGCTGTCTCTGGTAAATCTTCAATACCGTTTTGCAACATTAATTGTTTAGCTTGAGCTATTGCTCTGCTTAAATCTTTATCAAATACTGTTTGTAATTCTTCTTCGCTGTATTCTTTATCAGCAACGAAATTATCTGCTGGGACAACTTTGTGACCCCAACCGATAGTGTCGAACCCTTCGGTATCTTGATATATTTTGTTTCTAAAACCTTCACTTAATTTTACTGATTTTGATAATTCTTCATAACTCATGATATTTTATACCTTTTCTTTATCACACCCTGCAAAGTCTTTGCTTGTCCAGCATGAGCCTTTGATGCTTTTTTTAAACTTTTAATTACTTTTTTTACTTTTTTCTTTTGTGCCTTTTTCATTTTTTCTTAAACATACCTATTGCACTAGATCCTGCCTTGATGCCAAAGCTTGCTGAAATCGCAATATATAACAAATTATGATAATACGACG